GTTTGGGTATACGAAGCAGTATTGACGAAGGTTTTATTTATTATTTAACAGCACCTGCTAAAGATTTACTACAGTACATAGACCGTAAAGGTCACAGAATGGGCAGAATTGCTGCAGCATACTCTGGTTCTAAAAGTGCCGAACAGTTAAGAGTAAAAATTGCTAGAGCATTGGGCAAAAAAACCCCTGCTGACATGTATGATAAAGATGCAAGATTAGAAATCATTGAAGATTATGCTACAAAAATTGGAAAAAAGTCTGAAGATTTAACATCTCTTGAACGTAAGTTTGCCCAGGCTGACTATATTACACGAGCATTAAATCGTAAAATAGATAAGGTAACTGGCAAACCTAGAACTGGACCTTTATCTAGAGCAGAAAAACTTACTGGTAAACTAAATGACCAAGAAGTTCAGTTCTTAATACAAGGATTAACTTTAAACTCACAGTATCTAACAGCAGGTACTAGGTCTATTGCTGCAGGTGCAAGCCTTGTTGGACGGCAATCAGCCGAAGTAACTGAGCAATTAGTTAACATGAGTAATCTTGATGTAGCCGTAGGTCTTTTTCCAGGTTTAGTTCAAGGTAGAACTGGCCAAAGAATAGATACAGACACTTTGGCTTCACTTCAATCTCTTGCAGGTCGTGGTATTTCTATAGTTCACTTTGAAAACTTTGTGCAACGTTTCTATAAAAATACTAAAGACATTATAGGTATTGGTGGAAAAACAAAATTTGACCCAGTTAATGCATTTCTTCTTAGTAGAGGTTTAAGAACAGAGCGTGATTTTGCTGGTGCTAAAATTGGTTTATTAGAGCAAGTAGGTTTAAGAAAGAACACAGATTTATTAAGTCGCTTTGATGAAGATGTAATACCTTCATTAGACATAAAGATTACACATACAGTTAAAGACCCAGAAGCATTAAAGAGTTTCTTGGGTATGACAGCCCATACTAGTGCTTTGCGTTTACAGGGACTAGATGATATGGAAATTGCTGAGGTTTTAATTGACCGTATTCTATTAGATATGCGTCAGGTTTTTCATGGTAACACAACAGGATTTAACGAAGGATTATTTAATAAATTTAAATCTCTTCATAATGAATTACTAAGAGAAGAATTAGATACTGGAAGTACAATATATAACAAGGCTCAAGCAGCAGCACAAAAAATAACCTTTGAAGATTTTGAAGAGTTAACTAAAGGATTCCAACCTAAGGGTGAATTGTTTACTACTCTTGAAATTCCAGGTATCTCTGATATGGAAACTGCTTATGCCAAACTAGGCAACGGTATGATGGAGTTAATGGACAACCAAGTAACAGGTATCCTACGCCAGCCAGTAGTAATGATTAAGTATTTAGATGTACGCAAAAATTATGATGTTCTAGAGAAACAAATGGCTGCAAAACTTTATGCGGATAAATTAAGAGAGTATCAAGATGATGGTAAAGTTATAGGAGATAAGGTTAAAGCAGCAATACTAGAAGATACAAAGCAGCATGCTCAGAAACTTGTAACAGAAATATCTGTCCAAGAAGCAGCAGATTCTGTATTAAAGTTTGTTGATAACCCTAATATCAGAACTAACTTTGCGGTATCAGTACGTAATACTGGTCGCTATTACCGTGCTACTGAGGATTTTTGGCGCAGAATGTATCGTCTAAAAGATGTAGCACCTAGAGTTTTGTATCGTATGCGATTAGCGCATCTTGGTTTAGATGCTGCTGGTGGTGTATACAAAGATAATAATGGCGAACCGTATATCATTATGCCAACAGATAACGTTATATTTGGTGTTGTAGATAGAACAGTACGTGCATTAGGACCTGGTGAAGAGAGTTTTCAACAACCAAAATTTAATGAATTTACATTTAAACTAACCTTGGCTAACCCTTCATTCAGCCCAGATGCTGGTATGCCTACACTATCTGGACCTATTGGTGCACTAAGCGTGCTAACCATGAAGTCTTTATTAGGTAAAGTACCAGCAACAAAAGAGTTATCAGAAGAATTAGATAACTACGCCCTTGGTGATATAGGCGATGGTGTAACAGTAATGCGTGCTTTAGTTCCTTCATCACTGCAGAAACTATATTCAATAGTACCTAAGGATGAGAAGGATAGGCAAGAATCAACTGCTGCTATGCAGGCTATTGCCTACAATCAAGCCTTTAATACTGATGAAGATATGGCTAAGTACTTAGACCCTAATGCATCAGCACAGGATAAGTATAACTACTTAAAGCAAATTAGAATATCTGCTCACAACGTAGTTGTAATGCGTAACATTCTTGGTCTATTCTCACCTATATCTCCGTCAGTTCAAGAGAGTGTTAATCTTCCAGATTACCTTAAAGAGGTAGGTATAACAGGACTACGTCCAGAATTTTATGACCTAGTAAATGCAGTAACGCAGAAATACAAGGGTGATATTCAAGACCCATATGAGTTAGCAGTTGCTACATTTGTGGGTAAGAATCCAGGTAAGTTAATCTATACAGTTGCTCGTAATGAGAAACAGACTAATGTGGTTATTCAAAAGACTAAGGCTGTTAAGTCTTGGGCTATTCAGAATGAAAGCAGTATCAAGAAGTATGGTGAAGCAGCATGGATAGTTGCACCTCACACAGGTGAGTTTGATGCCCCTACCTATGCATATCTAGAGGCAGCAGGATTGCTTAAAGATAAATCTTTAGAAGCATACTACTTAGATGTTTTAGTTGCTAAAGACAAGCAAGCCTATTACGATATCGGTAAAGAAGAAAAAGAATTCTTAAAGTCAACACCTAGCATTACTGCTCGTACTGCAAAGATTGCTGAATCAACAAAACAACGTGCTTTACTTAAGGTGTCTAACCCATTACTAGAAGCAGCCCTTGTGGCTGGTGGTAATGAGGTAGCAACAGAATTAAATATGTTGTCTAACCTTGAAGAGATGATTAAAGATTCATCCATTCAAATGCCAATTGGCACACGCCAAAGACTAGCAATGGTTACATCAAGAGTCCGTCAGTTTGTATCTTTGTCTAACGATGCTTCGCTTCGTGAAGCAGAGAACTTTGCTGATATTAAAAGAAGTTTTAGGAATGAAGTAGAGAACTTAATTGCAAGCCTAAGTAGTGGAGACGCTATTCTAACAGAGGCAAGCAGAGCAATATTCAAATCAATTCTTGGTTACTATTCCCGTGATACTTATACCGCTAAAGCATACAAAGGATACTAATGGCTGAATCAATAAAGCAACGTGAGTTAAGAGACAAGCAAAGAGGTCTCAAGGCATTAAATTCCCGTGATGCTGCAAGCATGGACTTGCAACGCAAGCAGATGGCTATTTGGGATGATGGTAACGATGATAGAAGATACAAGATAGCAAAGGCTGAATTAGATAGATTAGATGCTCAGGTTCAAGCACGTATTGCTGAAATAAGTTCAATTGATACTGAATTGTCTGCAATATCAGATGCTGAGAAACAAGACAAAAGAACTAAAGAAATTGAAGATAAGAAAAAAGAATTAAAGACTGCACAAGATACTCTTCAAAGAGACAAAGCCACAAAATTACAAACAGAAATTACAGCATTAGAAAATGCACAGATAACTGCAACTGGTGGTACGCCTGGCATTAAGCCATATGAGGGTGATAATGAGTTTGTAAAAGATGTTAATGCTAAAGGTTTAAAGGTAACAAGAAACCCTGAAGACGGTGGTAGTTGGGTTAGCGGTACAGAGGGTGACAGCCAAGTTCAACAATATATATACATAGGACCTGAAACTAAGGTTCCATTATTTATGAAAGAAAAGCCTGGCCAACTTGTTAATGATTATGCACCTTCTACATCTGATTTTGACGGAGTAGCAAAAAGAGTTATACAAGATTCTATTAAATCTCCCCGTGGATTAAAAGGTTTATTTGATGACCTAAGAGGTGCTGGTCTTAGAATTCCTGAAAATGATTACAATAGACTTGATACTACTAGTGTTAGTTTTGGCCAAGCCTTGGCTTATGCTTTGCAAAAACATACCAAAACAATGGTTAATGATTTAGAGCAAAATAAAAACATTACGCCAAAATCTTTCTTTAAATACATACAGGAAGACCTTAAAGATTCAGGTGAAGGTGGACCAGCAGTAAGTTACGATGAATATGTAACTAAAGTAGATGAAGCAGAGTCTGACCTAAATAGATTTTTTGTAGAGTATCTAGGTAGAGGTGCTACAGATGAGGAACAAAAAAAATATTATAAAGAATTAAGAGCATTGGAAAAGAAGAATGCTAAAGTTACTACTACTAAAGGTACAGATTCTGGTGGTACCTCACAGGTAACTACAGGTGAGTATCAGTTAGATGCTGAAGATATACTTCAACTACAACGTGGTATTGCTGGTAAAGCACTTGATGGTTCTGATATTGATGTAGTACTAAAAGGTGGTAGCAAGGCTGCTCAAGATGTTAATAGTACACTAGCCTATGCTAAGAAGTATGGCATAACATTAAGTAATAAAGATGCTTTAAAATATGTATCAACATCATATCGAAACAATGATAAAGATACAAGTAAAATCAATGCAAAATTACTTGCTATATCTAAGGCTACTTATTCTAACCTAGCAGATGTTCTATCTGAAGATGTTGACCTAGACGATTTATCTGCTAACTATAAATTTACAATGCGTCAGATTTTAGAGATACCAGAAAGCCAAGTTGATGTATTGAATCCAACTATTCAAATGGCACTTAAGAATAACGGGAACAAAGGAGCAATGAACTTGACTGAATTTGAACGTGCTCTTAAGAAAGACCCACGTTGGGGTAAGACTACTAATGCTAGAGAAACCGCTACTGGTTATGCTAATAGTATTCTTCGTAACTTTGGATTGATAGCATAATGGCCAGACCAAACAGAGACGAATTTGGTAATGTACTTAATAGCCAAGGTGATGTTGTGCCATCAACACCAATGTCGCCAGAAGCAAAACTTGCTCAATATACTACAGTTGTTATGGGCGCAGGTGGAACACCAACTGCAACTATTCAAACTTTTGGTGGTAAAACTGAAGAACAAAAAAAACAACAGAATGATATAGATAAAGATACTAGAGATGCTTTTGCAATTATCAAAGGTGTATTTCTTCAGTATGGTTTGGGCGACCTAGGCGCAACAATAGAAACTTTGATGCGTGAAGGTTATGGTCCTGAAGAAGCAACCCTTGCTTTAAAGACTGACCCTAAATATAATTCAGCATATATCAAAAGATTTAAGGGTAATGAAACCCGCCGTGCTGCTGGATTAAATGTATTAAGTGAAGCCGAATATTTAACACTAGAAGATGATTATACAAAGACTCTTAAAGCATATGGTCTTGAAAGTTACTTTGGTATTGATACGGCTACTAAACAATCAGCAATAGCCGATGTTATTGGTGCTGATGTATCTGCTGTTGAATTTACCGATAGAGTATCTACTGCGGTAGATAGAGTTAAGATGGCTGATGAAGGAACAAAGAAAGCATTTCAAGATTTCTATGGTATTGGCGAAGCAGACCTTGTTAAGTATTTCTTAGACCCCAAGAAGGCTTTAGTAAATCTTAAAGAAAAAGCAACTGCTGCTGAAATAGGTGGTGCTGCAATAGGACAAGGATTAGCAGCCACTATGACAAGTGCTGAAGACCTTGCTAGATTTGGCATCAATAGACAACAAGCACAGGTAGGTTATGAAACCATTGCTGGTGAGTTACCTACTGCTACTAAGTTAGGTAATATTTACTCTGAAACTGGTACTACATATGGACAAGCAGATGCAGAATCTGCAACCTTTAAAGGTTTAGCATCTGCTAAACGAAAGAAAGAGCGATTAATTGCTGCTGAAGAAGGTCAATTTTCTGGTAGTTCAGGCACTGGTATAACTTCATTTACAAATTCACCATACGTAACTAAAGGTTCTTCAGCAGGACAGTTCTAAAATAAATTCCTATGTGAATCCATCGGCCTCACATAGCGTATTAGACCGATAGCAAGAGCCAGACCAATTCCCCGATTGGGACCTGTGGCTTGCGACTACAACGAATAGAAGGGTGGGTTGCTATGAGCAACAACTACTGGGAAGACGAAGACGAAGACCAAGATAACGATATACCTCTGCAGGGGGATGACTTAGTTAAAAAACTAAGAAAAGCCAAACGTGCAGACGAGAAGCGTATCAAGGAACTTACTGAGCAACTTGAGGGATTGTCCAAGGTGCAGCGTGAGAGAGTCGTCAAGGAAGTCCTAGAAAAGAAGGGTGTCAATTTAAAGGCACAACGTTTAATCCTTAAAGACTTAGAAGATATTAATGAAGAGTCAGTTAATAACTGGCTTGATGATAATAGCGAATTGTTTGGATTAAGCAAGCCTGAGATAACTGAGGAGCAACAAGTTAATCGAGCAGCCTTACGGCAGCAAGATGTTGTTACCCAGAACTCATTGACCTCCGAACGTACGGATGATTTAGAATCAAGAATTGCTAATGCACAATCTGCAGATGAAATTCTTTCTATCCTCCGTTCGTAGTAATATTTAATCCATAGTAATTCCTATCACCTTGGAGGTGACAACAAATGGCAAACGCCTTTGTATCAACTGGTTCGTCCTCATTAGGAGGAACCTCTGGCAGTGCAGGTCTTGTTCAAGCAGCGTATGACCGCTTACTTGAATTTGCTCTTCGCTCAGAACCATTAATTCGTTCTGTCGCAGATAAAACACCTGCCCGCCAATCAATACCAGGTTCAACTGTAACGCTACAACGTTATGTTGACTTGGCAGCAAACACTACTGCTCTATCAGAAACAACTGACCCAGATGCAGTAGCAATGTCTACACCAACCAACGTTAACATTACTCTTGCCGAGTATGGTAACTCTGTATTGGTAACTCGTGCGTTGGAACTATTCAGCCTTGCTGATGTAGACCCAGCAATCGCAAACATTATCGCTTTCAACCTAGCAGATTCTATCGATGCTGTAGCAATGGAAACATTGCGTGGCGGAACATACAAAATCTTTGGTGGTTCAGCGACATCAACAGCAACAGTTGCTGCAGCATCAACACTTGACTCAGCAGAC